TTGTGCGGATTGCCGCTGGTGAGTTGGCTATGATCGTAAGCTGTTTTGCCCCGGTCGCCACGGTAGGCGGTGCTGGAGGTTTCACCCAATGATAACCCGGCCGCCTCATCGTCATTAATCCAATCGCTGCCGTCATATTTCAAAACCTGCCCATTCGTGGCGCTGGTGATGCTGACATCTGTTAAATCATTTAATGTTGAAGCGCCGCCAGCGTTGGCGTCCACATATGTTTTTACCGCTTTTTGCGTTGGGATAACGCTGTCGCTATTCGCTGTTAAATCGCCGTCATCGTCCGCCGGAATATCATCCACCGTCAGCGCGCGGAATGTGGGAGCCGCTGCGCTGCCGCTGGCCGGTCCAGCTAAAATCCGGTTGGCGGTCTGCGTGGTGGCGGTGTCTAATTTATTTCCAAGCGCGGTTTTGACGGCTTTTTGAGACGGGATTTTCGTGTCACTGTTTGCCGCCATGCTGCTATCGGTGTCCAGATCGGCGGCTTTTAATTGAGCATCGTTTGTGACATTATCTAATCCCACATCAGAACTATCCAGCGTCACCGCGCCGGTGCGAGTATTCACGCTCGATACTGTGCCGTCAGCGCCCGGCGGTGTTTTATATGTGCCATCACCGAAAAGTACTTTTGTGTCATCACCTGCAGCGGGAGCGGGAGCCATGCCAGCCGTGCCAGCGGCAATGCTGGTAGCGCCGCCCATCACCGGCAAGCGAGCTGTAGCCATCGTGCCGGTGGTAACTTGTGAGCTATCAATAGCTATTTCATCATCGCCGCCGTCGCCGTGACTGGCCGCGTGCGCGGATGGCGTGAAGTCATCCGGCTTGTCAGTAATGCCCGCCCACGGCGCAGATTCGGCGGCATCAACAACGCCGTCATTGTCCGTGTCATAAGTACTTTTCAACATATCGCCCGGGCTATTCGATAGAAATGCCCACGCGCGTTTATCCGCCACGGAATCGATAGTGCCGTCCGCCGTCACGGCCACATAAAGGGGCGAACGCCCGGACGTGAATCCGGTGGTATTGGCCGTCACGCCGGACGCGTTTACCTCGATATAATTCGTTGTGTCATCGGTCAGATTCACCGTGCCAGCGGCAATTGCCGTGATGGTATTATCATTGCGAAAATTCCCGCCGGTGTAACCAAACGCCAGCGCCGCCGTGGTGTCGGCGTCCTGCGCGAACTGACCGCCTAATACCGCGGCGTCCTGCGCGAGATTTTCAACGTATTCAAAATTGCTATTCACATCAGCGCTGTGCGCCGGTGTGTTAGGGCTAAACGTAATCAAACTCATAACCAAACAGCTCCTTCATCATCCCATTTGTCCAAATCCCAAAACATCGGATGGATAGTAAAAATATCGCCGCCGTCCGTTCCCTTCGATGTGCTGGAAAACGGAATAGCGGTATTCGCGGCCTCCACAGGCGATTTCACGCGGTCGCGGCGAACCTGCTTTACTGCTTCATCAACAATTCGCCGCGCCGGATTTTTCGTATTGTTTCTCATACCTGTATCTCCTGTGCTGTGATGCTCATTCTGTCGTTTGCAATAGTTGCAGAATTAATGCACTTGATGCGGCATCGCACGCCGTCCAATTCGATCTGATCATTCGTGAATAGCTCGATATGGAAATACGTTTCAAACTGAAATAGACGGCTCGAAATGGCGTAACGCATCGCCAGTGAGCGCGTTACCATCAATACCACATCCTGCGTTCGCCAGGCGTCATTGCGCACTGTGGGATACGGTTTAAATCGCCCTATAAAATTCGGCGCGGTGGGATCATAAATGCTGCGCTGATCGATGTAACGCGCGCCCAGCCGATTACCACGCACCTCGCCGCCTTCTACGCTGATAGCATTATAAAACTCGCTGCTGTCACGTATCCAGTCCGGGCCATTCATGCCCAGAATAGCCAGGCGGCCGGGATAAGTTGTAGAGCTATTGCGCGTTGCGCTGCTGCTGAATTGCGCCGACTCGCCGCCCACCGTTGCCAGATTCTGCGAGACCGGCTGCAAATACCACTTCCCATCAGCGCCGACATAAAGCGTTAAATCAAAGCCGTAATAGTCCATCAGGTCGCGCAGATAATCCGCGCCGGATGTCATGTCGTAAGGTATCACGCAAGGCGATTCTCCAAACATCGCTTGCGGCAATGTGATGCCGGTATCATCAGAAATACTGATTTCACTCGCTGCAAAACCCAGCGTGTTTAAAACATATTTGATGTATTTACCCAGGCGCATTCCATCGCCCGGAAGTACTTTTCCTATTATTTGATCTTCCGCGATTTTCCATTTGTCATTCACCACGGCGCGTAATTCAGTCCAGTTTTTAAAACCGTCTTCTGTCATGCCACCGACGTTAAAAGCGCCACATGGTTGGATTATGCCGCCGGTAATAATCGGGTTTTGCTGCGCCAGCGATAGGCCCATTGTGAGGTCACACAATTGGTTTTCCAATAGCCCCGCTTTTTGTGACAATTGCGCCAGCACGTTACCTGCCTGCCGAATCGATACTTCGTATTGATGCCGGCGCATTTCGCCGTCACAGGTCATGCTAATATCCATCACCGGCGGGTTTCCCTGCGCGTCCATATCCTCGCTGCTGTCGTATCCCTCGCCGGTGATATTGTCGTATGTTCCGCCCGGATTGGACGCGGAAACGCGATAAATAAAAGGCGTATAAATACCATCATCATCCGTATTTAAAAACAATTTAATGCCGAATGAGGTAAAACCAATACTTGTTTCTTCCGCTGTTACACTGGTTCCGGCTGGCGTGTTTTTATTGATGTTCCAGGTGATATCTCCCACCAGGTCATTTATAGCTCCGTTTGAATATGGCCCGGCCACCAGAACGGTATTTTCAAATTTGAGCGGTCTGCCATTGATGATAAACGGCGTTTGGCGCGCGTAAACATTCATCACGCCTGCCGGATAAATCACATCACTTTGCAAGCGTTCCGGCAATTCCACCAGTTCCACGTTTTGCTTTTTGGTGCCGAAAGGATTTTTTCCCGTGGCAACATAAACGCCCAAACCGGGCTGAGGAATAATCCACAAATAGGTATATCCGCCAGTGGTGGCTGCCTGCGTGTCATCGTTGGTATTAAGCGACTGGAATACATCATAAATAGCTGTTGCATTGCTCACGTCCTCGCCGTTATATTCGCGCGGCCCTTGCAATTCCTGATTGCCGAATAGCGCCGTGCGCTCTTTCGTGAGCGTCCAATTTTCATTGATATATGCGAGATATGCAGCGCCGTTGAAAAATAACAAGCGCCATTTTCCAAATCCGATACGCACATCCTCCGCCTGATCGGCTTCCGCCGTGTTGCGAAATGCGAGGTATGAAATATAAAAAGGCTGGTTCTCAGCCAGCGCCACCGTGCCCGGGAATTGCTGTTCCGTTGTGCCGGTGGGGAATTGCACGTTCTGACCGTTGGGTGTGGCGTATCCGCACGCTGCGCCGCTGAATAACGTGGTGTCATCCAGTTGCGGACGCAGGATTAAAGTACTTTTATCGCCGTCGCCGATGCACACCACGCCGGTGCTATTGGCCGTGCTCTTTGCCAGCAATTGCGCGTTCATGTCAATCGTGAGCGAGGGATATTCCACCGCGCCCAAATAGCCGTTAGTTTTTAATCGTGAGAATACACGCCACATTATGCCCAACTCCCCCCGCCGTTATTGGACGTGACGCTAAACCCGGCGCCGATGATTTCATATTTGCCGGTTGCAAGATTCTGCGTAACGCGCACCAGTTGCGGCGCTGCGAGCGTGGTAACTTCGCTTGCATTCTCCCACGAATCGCCGCCATTTATAGATTTTTTAAACCACAATTTATATGATGTTGCGCTGATAACTTCCCACGCCAGCGCGCAGATGGTGCCTTCCAGCAGGTGTGAAATAGTAGCTAAATGAAATGTGCCGTCAAACGGAATAGACATAAAACTCAACGCCTCCCAGCGATAACCGGCCCAGAATTCCCACCGCGCCGGGAAGCGGTGATAAGCTAAATATAAACGCTTCCCGTCTTTGGCCGCCGTGCCATCCCAACCGGTGTAATTGTGGAATTCCTGATCATCAATCGTGCAAACCGGTGTGCTGTCAATAATGGCGTTACCACCAGTTATTTCACATCCCCACGCGCCATTTCCTGAAAGTACTTTTATGTGCGGGCACGTCGGGCACAAGTACTTTTCAATCTCGGTGCGCCGGTCGTTTTTGGTATAGGCATCCATCCATGACCACAGCAACGGCGAACCATTTACAAAGTCCGCCGTTTCCTCGCCCAGCCCCGCCACAGCCGCACCAGACGGGTTTACATGAATATCCTCCGAACCCGGGAAAAAATCGCCGCCAGGCGCGTAAAATGTGCCGCCTGCCAGCTCGGTTATCGATGATAAATTATCCAGATCGGCGCTATCAAAATATAATAACCCGTCGCGGAAAGATTGCTGCGTTGCCTCAGCGACCTCGTCAATAAACTGCACGCCGCCGCCGCTATGGCTTTCAATTAATACCGGCTCAAACCCCACCAGCCAGCGTTGCGCCGTCACGGGATAAGTGAAGCCAAAGTACTTTGACGAATAGAAATTCCCGCCATATGCGCCCACGCCATCAGTGCTATTGATAATGCTTTTAGCCTGTAACCAAACGCGATCCCGCGGCGCGGTATTATTATCTTTTAAATGCGTGGTGATATAAATAGAGCCCAGATCGTTTGTAGAATTGGCCGGCAATTCTAATTCTACCTGAGCACTGCGATAGTACGTTCCCGGCACGGATTGCACCGTGTCCACTGCGACATTAATCGTATTGCCATTGAACGCCACCTCGAAATGATCCACCTCGCCAGTCGGCGTCAGTCGCGTTGTGGTCTCGATAATAAACTTGATTTTATTGTCCACCAGCCAGACGCCGCCGCCTATCTCGCCCTGCGGCAATAGGTTCGCGTAATACTGTGAAATATTCGCCTTGGTTACAGGCTCGCGCCAGTTATACGATTCCGCTGATTGGCCGGTATTCGCGCCGCGCCCTTCAGAATGAATATCATATTCGATGATCACGCGCGTGGTGGCGGTGTCGGTTTCAGTGATATTAATTACCAGATCGTCAGTTTCTCGCGTGACAGTTGCGACAGTGTCATCCACGAATAACTTGCGTCCGGATATCGTTATCGTTCCTGATTGCCCGGTATAAAAAGAACCGCGCGGAAATTCCGGCGTGGTGGGGAATAGCGGCAACGTCCGCAAATAATTACGCTGATATATTTGCGTCGTGCCGATAGTGCCTATTTGCGTTGTGGTAAAACCACTGCAAAGCGAAGTCACATAAGTATCAACATACTGATCCCATTTTATAGTGCCATCGCCCTGATCCAGTAATCCTGAAATCTGGTCGCGGTCTTTAATCGGCATTAAATCACCTGCGTTGCCGCACGGCTGCGGCGACACGCACAGCACATGCACGCGCGGGTTATATCGGTTCCAGGCATAATCATTAAACACGCCCGGCTCGATCATTTTATAAAATAGCGGCCAGCGCCATTCCATTACAAACCCTCCACCGCTGTTTGCAGATTATTCGGAATAACGAATTTCTCTGGCAAAATCTCCACCACGTAATCCCCGCCGCTGTTTTGGGATACGCGGGTTTTGGGGCGGAGGGTAATTTTGTTACTCCCACCGAGCCCGGGCGTTGCCGGTGTTCCGGAAGGCTTCGATGTGTCGATCCAGCCGGGGCCGGTTCCTCGCTCCACAGGCATGGCAGTGACCGCCGCCGCGGCTGCGTTGATGGGCGGTGTGGCTGGTGGAGTTGGAATTGCGGGGAGCGGTGGAGTTGGTATTGACGGGGTGGCTTTGGCTGCCGCATCCGCTGCGGCTTTAGTCGCTTTTTCTGCTTCCGCTGCTGGATCGCCTAAGAGTTTCTTTCGCGTATCCGCAATTATTTCACCAGTGCTCTTGTGGGTATCACCAAATCCGCCAATGTTTAACGCACGCAATGCCTCATACGCGGCAATCCCTGCCGCAGCACCAGCAACTAATATTGCAAAAGGGACTGCCAGTGCGCGTGCGACACCGGCCAAAAACGGAATCGTCGTAGCTGCCGCTGTTCTTACTACGCCAAACGCCGTTGTCGCAGATGCTGCCAGGCTCGGAAATGTCAAGACTAATAAACCTACCTGTCCTGCCAAAGTCACAACGCCGCCAACTGCTGATATGCCCGAAGCCCCGATAGACCAAACCGCGCCGGCTGTCTGCACCACTCCTTCGTGAGCTTCAGCAATATCCAAAAGTGGGCTTAGAACATATTTATAAAGCGCCACCTGAACCACACTGGTGCCCTCGCCCATGGTTTCCTGCACGTTGCCCCAGCGGTTTTCGAGAGAGTGCGCGGCAATAGCCGCATCGCCTATCTCATCCTTCATCGTTGCTATCGATGTAGACGACGCTTTCACAATTTGATCCAGCGCCTCTTGCGCGCCCGCCTGGGCTGAAATGCCCTGTGCTGCGGTAATCGCCTGTTGCCCGAGCTTATCCACAACGATGCCATACTGGCGCAGACGCATGACGCGCCCCGATGTCACAGCCTCGCCAATCGCGGCGGCTATTTCATCATCATCCCCGCCGATAGTGTTTGCCAGTTCTGCGCCCAGGTCTTGGATTTGCCCGATCGCACTTGTGAGATTCACGCTGGCCAACATGCCCTGCAATTTTGCGCCGAGAGTGTCTGCTTCGATAGCAGCATCCGTAAACCCTTTCGTGAGAGCCAGACTGGCCGCACCGATCCCGGTGATTACGGCGCCGATATTACGCATTCCCTCAAAAGTACTTTTGAGTTGCTCGCCTTTATCAGCGGTCGTTACAAGAGATTCGCCTAATTTGTCGGTTTCGGCGCTGGCTTCATCTGCTTTGTCTGATAAATCATCCAGTTTTTGATTGACGTCATCGACTGTCTTTGATGCACCGTCATCTGTGCCCTTAACCCGTATGTCGATATCTCTATTATTTGCCATCTTGTGTTATAATCACCTCCAAATGAAGAACGAAACTTTATTGAAATGGATACTGGGTATTGTGATCGGGATTGGGTGCGGGATCCCGATTATATTCTTTTTGCTAACCGTGATCGGCTTGTCTATCCTCGGTAAAAAGACTGCCGAGAAGCCTGCCAACAATACTCCCAGCACTATCACCCGCCCTCAATGATCCTTATCTGCAAATAATGCTTCATACGTTTTAAACGCAGAAGCAATATCTGTGACAACATCAATATCACCGCGAATATACTCGCGCAATACTCCTAATTCCTTCGCAAACCGCAGCCCTTCTGCATGACTGAAACGCTCGAAAATACTACAAATGCCGCGTATTCGCCGTTGATATTTAGTCGAACGATAATAATGCGCGGCGTGTGCAGTTAGGTTTTTTTTAGTGTGGTCAAAATATCAGGGTTGACGGAAACGCACTGGGCGAATAGCTGCGAGACAAACACCGTGCAGTCAGATGAGTCCATGCACTCTTCCGCATCATCCACTGAAAAGTACTTTTGCTCGTCTTTGTCATAAACGCAATTCACCATGACAGCGATTTGCACCGCGCGTGCGCCGTTGTTGTCAGTGATCTGCAAAACATTATGCCCGTCACGCGCCAGTGACAGCGCCATGTCGATCAAATCCTGCTGCGAGAGGCGTTTGATCTTCACCTCTTCGCCGTCCACCTCACACGAGATATATACCGGCTTTTTCTGCTTTGCCAGACGGTTGAGCCGCGCACGGGCGGCGCTGATAATTGCCTCTGATTCTGCCCTGGACACCTGCTGTGCTTTAGTTGGTTGTTTTGCTATTACCTGCATAAATTTCCTATGACGAACTAAATCCAGTGCTCTCGAAATCAAAACCCCACTCACCAGCGTTGGTGCTCTGATCGTAATTAGTATTTGCGACCTTCACGTCTCCATAATCCGCCAGCGATGGAAGCAGATCAGCGCCTTCGGTAACGGTTTGTGCGGACAGTGATTTTAGAATGTCGCCAACCTGCGGCAATTCCGGCAGGGATTCGCCTTCCCCAACAAATCCTTTAGCGCTGCCAGAAATGCTATCTTTGCTGATATCCTGCTGGAGAACCTTCGAACTTGCGGCCCGGCATTCGCGCTTGCGGCCGTTGAATTTGATATTAAATGTTTCCCAGGTTGTTAATGACGTCGCTCCGGTGGCGGCATTCGATGCCACGAAATCAACGTCTTCGCCAAAGATGCGATCTTTAGTAGTGTTTGCCATTAGTTGTTCACCTCGGTATTTTTCTTCTTAGTGGTTTTGGGCGGCTCCTTTTTTAACGCGCCCCGCTGTTTTAAGACGGCAGCAACATCATCGCTAACCTCATGCTCACCAGCCGGATAATACACGTGATTAACAAACTGGTGTCTGGTTAAAAGTACTTTTGGCATAATTAAAAAACCTCTTTAATCTGGCTTCGGTATGGTAAAAACAGTGCAACTCACAGAATGTGGGTTAAACAATTGCACGCCCTGCGACGTGCTGGATGTGGGGTTGATGCTGGTGTTTGCCAACCCCAGAGCCTCCAGGTCGAAATACCCGTTGTCGATGATGTCGCCCACCGCATCTCGAAGCGGCTTGGTTGCATTCAAGCATCGCTCCGTCACGCACAATTCCAGGATCACTTCTATAGCGTGCTGTTTCCCATAATATAGCGTGCCGTCGATCCGTTTCCGGAATAACGAACGACTATGAGAACCATCATCAATACTCATAAAAATGAACGGCTTTGCAGTCGCAACAAACCGCTCAGCGTCTTTATTCGTATCCGTAATATTCACTCCGCCCCATGCCGACAAACGTGATTTATAAGGATCAGCGGCGAGCTTGCCTGTCAAATACCCCTTCAGTATTCCGATCACTGTTTGTTCGATTTGTTGGCCTTGTGCGCCAGTGAAAACCATTACAATCCCCGTTGCTTCAATGCTGCATCAATGGTATCCCGGAATACGTTCAATGCAGCTTCCCGTTTATTTTGCACTGCGATGTTACGCCAGGGCGCCTCGCGTTCACCTTTCATTTCATGCCGCCAATAGGCATATCCCGTATTGTTAGTGATTAGACCCGTCAGTGAATTGCCGCTGGCTTTCTCGAAATAAAAACGTTCATTCCGCAGTAAGGTGTTGGTGCGCCGCCACAGTGGGCGACCGGTATTGGATACGGGAATAGGAACGTTATAAATCAGCGCTGACATCTGGCCGCGCGATTCCGTGAATAGCGTAGACGTTGCCTGCAATACACACGCACGCATGATGCTACTGAATTCATTCGATGTGCGCCCCAGCGCGGCGCTTAATTTTGACGTGTCAGCGGTTATCTCAATTCCCATTATCGCATCCAATGAAACTTGTTATTCCCACAATTGCTCACACTGACAGGGCAACGCGAATATTCATCCTCGCGCTGTAACTGCATAGAAACAGCCTGTCCGCCGAGGTTGCCGGTGTTGTTGGTGTTTGCATCAGCATACGCCATAATCTCTGATTCCAGTTCAGCCAGCAGCCCTTCCCCGGAAGTCAAGCGCTTCTCAACTGACGTGCTTGCCCCGGAGTTCAAGCCGGTATTATTGGCCTGATTCGCATAATTGGAATCCGTGCCGGCCAGATTTTGCCACAGTGCTGAAATGACCAGCAACTTTAACGCTAATGACGCGGTCTTCTGTTGATCATCGCTAAGCACTGTCGACAAATCATCATCCAATGATGTGATTAAACCGGCCTGCATCGCTGATCGGCGCAAACGGCTCATCACCACATTTTTCCAGTCGCCAATGTGCCGTGTGATTTCTGTTTGAAACGCCGTGTCATCGTAGGTGTTCTGCGCCATATCCGGGGAAATGCGAGAATCGGTTTGGACGTCAGCGGCGGTGCAGGTTAACCAGGTGGGAATAGGCATAATATTGCATGTCGGGCAATGAGCAAAAGTACTTTTCACTAAAGTACTTTTCACTCATTGCCCTGATGTTTAGCCGATGGTGGGATCGGAGTAGTTGCCAGATGCGCCGAATTTACACAACGCGCCGGCCAGGCGGTTATTAATGCCAGCGCCGAATGTGAACGTTGCCTGAGATTCCTCAAACGGGAAATGATTAACCTCTGCCACCAGAGTGAGGCCCAGCGGGTAACCATCCTCGTAACGAACCGCAATCGGATTATCCGGGCTGTTATATCCGCGGGGGCGGAAAATACCAGCGTAACCGGTAGGAATGCGATTCACAGGGCGCACAAAAAAGTACGTGCGGGAAGATTCCAAAACACCAATATATTGCTGTTCATCAATCTGCGCACGCTGGTCGATGTTTTGCATCGTGATTACGCCGCGCTCCGGCTTGATAAAATTAGCATCGCTTTTGGTGGTGCTATTACTCATTGCAGTCCATGAGGAAACATCCGCATCGGAAATCAACAAATCGTAGGGGCCGGTAATCCCATGTTCCCAGAGCGTCGCTGCTCCATCGGAAAGAAACGAATTGCGACCACTATCATCCGCAGTTTCCCGGAAGAAGTGGGTGTGGCTGCTGTTGAACGTTTTTCCCGCATACGGCAACGGGATATAGGAAGAATCAGCGCTGCCACCATCTGCAAAAGGAACGCTCTTGCCGGTGCCGCCAACGGTATCAGACGCTTTGCTGAACATACGCGTGAGGATACGTTTCTCCCACGTTGTTTGTGCGCGGGCAACCAATGTGCGAATGTTACGCTCCAGGTCGCCCTTGTTGGCACGACGGATTGCCCAATACGTCCAACCCAAAGCGCCACCATAATCACGCATCGGCAGCATGTGCCCGGTGGCGCTTCCGGTCACCGGATCGGTGCGGCCGTGTTCAGCCACAGGCGGCAATTCATCGCCACTGCCGCCGACATCATACTTCACTGTCGGATCGGTGGTGGTCAAAATATACGACGCCAGCCAGCTTGTCTGCGGAGTAATTAACCCCTGATTAAAAGTCGTGAAAGCCGCGGTAACGTCACGTGCCAGGTCATCGAACTGCACCTTGGTGCCTTCACGATTGTTAAATTTACGCAGGTATTCCAAATCCCAATTATCCGGGAATCGGAGTACGTTTTTCATATCGGCGATGCCAATAGCCATCTCTGATCAACTCCTTAAAATATTCCGATTCTCGATTAGCTCAACACCGTCACAATCGGATTTACAAAAAACACAGTCGCGGATTCTGCCGCGCCAAGCACAAAACTTTTCGTGCCGGCGGCGTCGGCAATTTTCCCGGCAGTGTCAGACACATACCCGGCAGCGCCCGGCGTCAAACCAGAAAACCCACTGACGGGGCCATACCGGCATACGCTCACAGCATCCCCAGACGCACCAGATGTAGCGCCTTCAGTTCCGATTGCGGTGACGATGCCCACAGCCACAGCGGTTCCCGCCGCAGCGCCATTGCCTTGCTGTGCTTTGCCGTTGCTGTCGAGATAAACCTGATCCCCAACCTTCACGGTGCCGCCTGCAACATAATTGCGCACAATGGCATCACCGAGAGGCGCCACCAGATTTTGCACAATAGTTAAATTAGCCATCTTAAATACCTACCTTGTAAAAAATTAGTGAGTTAGACGCGTAATCCGAAACGCCTCGCGCGTTCCTTGATTTCGTCATCACTCATTACTTCGCCCTTTCCCTTGTCGCCGCCGTCTTGCGAATTGATATCAGGAGCAGATGCGCGATTTTGCAGGATGTAAGGTTTTGCTTTAATCAGTTCTTTCAAGAATGCTTCCACATTTTGCGGCTCTCCCGCTTCATCTGTTTCCACTTTTGAGAAACGACCGGCATCGAATAGATCGCCTAATGCGTCCTCATCCAAAAGTACTTTTAAGCGTTGACCTGCACCGCGAACCGCGGCCAATAGCGTGTGGCGTCGCGCCACAGACTGCGATTCTTCCAGCTTCTTATTAGCCACTTCAAGGGCTTCTTGAGCTTTTTGCAGTTCTGTTTTTTCTGCATCCTCAGATTCCTTTTTTGCCTTCTCAAAAGCATCCAATTCTTTGCGGCGTTTGGCTGCCTGGCGATTGGCATCATGCAATTTGTTTTGCACGGATTCCAATTCCGCCTGCAACTCTTCGACGGTTTTAGGCTTTGCTGATTCGTCTGTGTGTGGCGGCATCTCGCCGCTGTCCGTCTGTTGTGTGTCGGGGGTGACCGTCTCGGTCGGTTCGTCGGTGGACGTCTCGTCCATATTTTCAGGGTTCATGAATTGATTTTGAATGCAATCAATTATGAGTGCCAGAATGTAAACTAAAATGAAACTAAAATTTTACAAATAGTAATTATCCCACAGCTGCTTTCAGGCTTTGTTCGTAATACATTCCGCCATATCGCGAATCATCGCGATGTCCGACCAGGTCATTTAATCCAATATCGCCATTGCTGAACGCCTCAAATTTCGATGGTCCCAGCGCGCGGCGCTGAATATCTTCTGGCTGCGATTTCAGCCATTCTTCACCGGTTTGCCATTTCTCCATTGGCATGCCATTTACAACAGGAATACTGACGCACCGGCAATTCGGGTGCGCTTCCATAAATTCGCCAGTGGTGAATACCTGGCCATGCAAACTTAAACATGCCGCGCAGGTATCGAATGATAATGACGCAAACCAGCGCCAGCCACCGATGATATCCGCATTCTCATTAAACGTCTGGCTTTGTGTCATGCGATAAGCGCGCATATCCTCAGTGCGCGCTATGGTGAGGAAATGCCCAGCCTTTCCGGCCAGCTCAGTTTTGAATGCTTTCGCCACCTGCTCAGGTTGCTCGCCGGTGGAGACACGTGTAATCAGAGAATCTCGCAGCTTGTCCACAGCGTCCGGGGCAATGTTTTTTAAATCGTCATATGCAGGTGTGCCTGGCTGCAACAGCCCGACAACATTTACTATTTGTTCAGGGTTAACATAATTCCAGTCGGAACTTGAAAGTACTTTTGCAACACTTAATTTCGATCCGGATGCTTCCTTCACGGCCATTCCGGCCAGTCCGTTCGCGTGATTCAGTGCAAGCGGGATTAATTCCTTTTGACGGCTGGCGACATTAGTCGCGGTTTTTTCTGCGTATTTTGATAGCTGTTCGCGCACCTGAGCCAACAGTATCTTAAACCGCTGTTCCTGATAAATCTGCGATGGTGACGGATTTTGACCAGCGGCAGTGCGTGAAGCGATATCGCGCAAGGTTAGCCGCAACTGCTCGGCCAGCATCATCTCAATACTCTTGTAATTACGCAACATTTCCGCAGTGACCTTCGTTTCACCGCGGAGTAATTGTGCTTTGAACCGCCGCGCCAGCGCCGGAACTGGTGATAATTGCGCCATTGCCTATGCCCCAAAATTCCCACTATTAAATGCGTTAGTGAATGCGTTTAATTCGTCGCCACCTTCGTTGTCGCGATCAATCATAAACCGGTCAAATTCCTCTTCTGAATAACCTAATTCTGCTGCTGCCTGCTTGCGTGAGATAATGCGCGCATTCAGCTTCAGCACAATGTTATTAATCTCGGCAGTTTCGGTTTGCGCTTCGGCCAACTCGTCAGCAGGAGTTTCCACGTAAAACGATTCCCATTGCACCTCGAATCGTGCGTCTTCGTCTAACGCGATCCAATCAGTGCGCACCGGATCAGCAAAGGCGTTATGCCAGCGCCGCGCCAGCGTGAATGCGTCCTGCCAAGCAACAGCCAATACTCCCGCCCGTCGCTTGCATTTTGCGAGCAGCGGCGCCTCTTGTTGTTTCAACGTGCCTTCCGCTGCCACTTGCTTGCCTAATTGAAATCGGCTTGCAGGTGTGCTGGTGATCATCACCATGCGCAAAACAAACGCATCAATAGTAGCGTTCTGACTCGTGAGGTCTACCGCCTCAATCGGCACTGCGCTGGCGTCAGATGCTTTTGCGCCCGGCGCGCCAATCCATTGCCCCACGTTGATCGGTAGCGGGTTGCCGTCCTTGTCCTGTGGGTTCCATCCAAAAAACAACCAAATGCGAAAGGCGTTTTGATCGGATTCCATCACCAGATCGGTGACTAATTTATTGAGCAATCTTTGCACTGGCCAGGCACGTTGCGCTTCAGGGCGGAGCTTGGGTGTTTTGAAATGCACCACGGGGATCCCCAGCGCCTCGCCGGTGGCAGGATTCACCAGGGGCGTCCGTGCGATTTCCTCCCACAACATGCCATCGCGCGTAAATTCGATTAATTCATTTTCTGAATACAAATTGATGCAGTCGCGAGTTTTACCGCTTACTGTTTCCTGCCAGCGCTTCAAAGCATACAGCGGTTTACGATTAAAGTTATCGCCGGGATAGACCATCATGACGCCCTGGCCATCTCCGCCCAATTCCGTACTGATATAGCGCAGATGCGGTGTGAATCTGGCGCGATTATTCGCAACATCGAAATCAACAATGCCATAATATTCGCTGTCAACGATTGTTGATTCGTGAATATCTGCCTGGCGAACATCCAGCCGGTTGCCCCGCCAAAACTCTCGCAACCATTCCTGTTGATCATCCTGCTCGATCCCCGATAAAAGTACTTTTGTCTCCGCAACTTCCAATCGCTCCGAAACAGCATCATTCACAGTGGAAACGAAATTGAGCGAGAAATCATCATCGCCCAAAAACTCTTTTAGCCGCGAGCTAATGTGCGCGGCTTCTTCACCTTCGTGAAAGCGGCGCGCTTTTAATACGGTCTTCTGCCGTTTTACTTCGACGTCAGACGGCAGTAACATCGGCTTTAATAATTCCGGCGTGGTCATTTCGGAAATAGGTTTTGTAATCATGGTCTTAATCCGGTCAAAAGTACTTTTGAAGATATTCATTATTGTCGTGCGCTCCCCGTCCAGCCCTGCGCGGGCTTGGAATTGTTGCGGATGCGATAGCGCGTGTTATCGCCTGCGTGATCCTCGGCATGAGTGTCTACATCGTCAGGGTTCTTTTTATCCCGGGGAAGAAGCGGCACGGTTCTGATCCAATGAACACACGTTTCAAACGAATATAGCCCGGCCTCTTCGCGTGGGGTATCGCGGGCCGCTTTGAGCATGTTCCGAATTCCCTCCCAGCCATTTTTGCGGCTGCCGGGTGCATTATTGGCGACTGTCCACTCCACACCTTCAGCGGCCATATCATCAGCGATGCAGTTATTATTTTGGTTCGTATAAATGGACGGGTCAGCAGGGCCGGGATTAACGGTGTAAGGCCATGCATCTTCACGTTCTTTGATGCCGCGCGCAATTTCGGCTGCGGTCATCTTTAACCCTGTATTGAGATTGCTTGCCTCTTCGTCACAGCCATACCATTCGTGAAAAATAAAAATACTTCCCTTCGGATAAAACACGCCATTGGGCGCTTGCGTGCCATCTGATTCTGCATACCATTGCACCGAAAACGGTTTGCTGGAACCCCAGTCAAAGCCGCGATCAATATACCAGCTGCCGGGAATGTTGAAGGGTTCAATCACGTGGATTTTTCGATCAAACAAATCATCAAACATGCCGCCGGAAACAATATCCCAATTCCCATTTTTCCATGCTTCCAATAGAGCCTTGTTGCCGCCAGCCGCCGCCGTGACACGCTTCCAGTAGTCTGGATCGTTTTGCATCAGCAAGGGATTATCTTCCAATAAAGACGGAATGAACACGCGCCACGTTTGCAGCACATCATCAAAAAAAGGCGTCATTGGCGGCGCGGGGTCGATGTAACGCCGCTTCAACCAATTGTGGCCAACGCCGCCCGGGTTACCTGTGAGGCGAAATGCCTTTTGAATCTTCCGCGCGCCGGCGCGCAAGCACGCACGTAAAAGATCGAGAGGTTCAGGCGTCGGGAAATTGCCCGCCTCATCGAAACATACCCACGTGTAGGAATGCCCCTGGTAGCGCTGCGCGTCGATGTCACGTTCGAGATATCGCAATTTTAATTCCGCTCCATTCGGGAAAAACCAGGTGCGTTTCCCGGCCCGCCAATACGCCCCTAACGGCGGGAATAATTTATGGCACCAGTGCGCGACCTCTTCCAATTCGTCATAGGTGCGGCGAAAGAGCACGCCTCTGGCATCCTGGGCATATTCGTCTTGATGCGAGATCCAATCACCGATGACACCTAATGTTTTCCCGCCGCCGCGCCCGCCGCCGAAAAATATATCTTCAATCGGGCAGCTAATAAGCAGTGATTGCGGCCCGTCCTGGGCTTCATAGACTAACTCTTCGACTTTAGGTGCTCGTTGGCTTGCTGGTGCCATTCCTCTGCGTCACCTGCCTTTGCTGGAATACGCACAATTTTCGCTGTAACACCCACTTCGCCACTCAGATTGACATTCTCCCGATACTTGCCCGGCCGGCGCGCTTTCAGTAAAACGATCAGTAACGTATCGCTATATTTCCGAATAACGCCGCATTCCATGCCCTGATAAAAGACGGGTTCATCCACACCTTCAAAGGCACGTCGCCGCGCTTCATCTTCCAGCTTGTCGGTTCCTGCCTCAACAGCTTCATTCCACGCCGCCGCAAACTCTTCATCATTCGCGCGATGCTGATACATCGCCCACCGGCTGATGTTAACAGCCGCCGCAGCGTGGGAAACGGAAAATCCCTCGCTGAGTAGATTTAAAAATTCGTTTTTGCGTTTTGTTGTTAGTTTGGGCGGGTGCATTTTAAGCCTCATCTTCCTCGTGCTCAAAGCGATGGTAATCCTCCAGCGTTGCATCAATATCACTGGCGGCTTTTAATCGCTGTAATTGTTGATGCGTGACTGGTTTCTTTTGCGTGTAGGATTCTTCGACTACCTCAAAGACACTTACGCGAAATGATTTAATAAAGGCGATCAGGCGATTAGTCAAAATGCGCGATCTGAAACTGCGATGGTGCGCGGCATCCAGTTTCTTGTTACTGATCTTGAGTTCTGCCTCTAATTTTCCGATACGTTTCGATTGCGACCTTATGAACGGCGAGATGATCAACGTCACAAGAATGGTAACGATTCCTGAAACTTGAATTAGCATCTGGTTATATTCGCTCATAATTATCGATAGAGGTTTGTATTATCAAAACGGGCGCGCGCTCATGGCTACGCGCGCCCGTAAAAGTACTTTGGAGGAAGTACTTGCTATGCCGCTTTCTTATTTGCCACCTTTCTGCACAATCAAATACTGGCGCGGATCGTTGGCATCTGTGAGATAGTTGCCTTCACTCTGGATGGAATAGCCCAGCGCGTCCAGCGCTTCGCGGATGGTTTGCGTGCCAGGTAAAAGTACTTTTGCTAACTCCGACGCATTAACTGAGAACGCGCCGTC